AACCGGCACCACCGCCGGAATCGGACGCAGGAGACCCGCGTCCTCCAGGACCTTCCGACCCTCAGGGGTCTCCACGCCGTCCAGGAACGCCGCAGGATCGTTCTCGAACGCCTTCCTGACGGCAGACGGCAGCTCCGCGAAGAACGCATCCGCAGCTCGCAGACGGTCCAACGCCGTCTTGTAATCGCCGACATCCGAGAAATCGGCGTAGCTCGGGACACCCCGAGCCAAATGCGTCACGGCCTGACCGTGACGCGCCTTCGCGACAATCTTGTTGATGTCGCACTCATCCCGCATCGACTGCTTGGTCCGCGACTCATCCGAGTACGCGACCGGATCCGTCATGAACGACATCACTACCTCCGGTAGATGTTATACGTCGGCTTCGCAAATCGACCCAACATCGCCCCAGCTCCAAGAGCCGGCAGACCGCCCGTCGAACCGAACAACCGACGAGCATACTCGGTCACCTGACCGAACCTACCTCCGGCCACCTGGCCGGAAACCCGACGACCTGGCAGATCCGCCAGATTCAACATCGTGCGGGAATTGGCCTCCCGAGCTCGCTCGTAGGCCTCCATCGTCTCGGCCTGCGTCCGATGCGCCGTCCGGCGCATGATGCCGGCCTCGATCTCCTGCAGCTTCCCAGCTCGCCGCACATTGATCTCCTCAGAACGAATCTTCTGAGCCTGCTCCGACATCAAACCGATGTCAGCCTTCAACCGGCGAGCGTGTTGGGCCGATGCGACGGCAGGACCAACAACGTCCTGAACCGTCGCAGCCGCCCCGGAGGCTGCACCCCCGCCAGGAGTCGACGCACCACCTTGCGCATACGCAAGCATGGGGTTGATACCGGCAAGCCTCATGTCCTCCGTCGCTCGCTGATAGCTCGACCCCGACATACGCTCCTGAAACTGCATCTGCTTCGCCACCTGATCCGACTCGAACGCCATCCCCTCTCGGGTTAACTGGACGTTCTGCTTGTTCGCCTGATGCTGGCCGAACGCACTCGCCAGCCCCGGCATCGCGGCTATCGCCAACTGCCCCAGGAAAGGCCACATCAGAAATGATCGATCAGCCCGGGGACACCGAACAACGGCATCGGACGCGCGCACTTCAACGTCGTGTACGAATCGAACAGGAAGTGAGGCTGCGTCGGGACCGCAATCACACGGTCCACCGGAGGGTTCTCCACGATGAACCCCGGAGAGAGCGTCGGAGGCGCAGCAGGATCGTACGCGGCACCGCCGCCGAACTCCTGCGACAGATGCCAAATGTCCAAATTCGACGCCATGGTCGACCGGAACAGCCCCGTGATCAGCGAGGGCTTGTAGCGATACTCCGCGTATCGCTCCTGATACCCGAACACCGTGTTGTCGTCAGCCGGCGTCCCGGTCAGGTAAATCTCCTTCCGGAGCACCGACTGCTCACCGATGTGAGCCAACGCCGGCCAGAACAGGTCGTACTGCGTCTGACGCGTCCACATCCGTTCGATCCCCTGCTGATACGTCAGGTCCGAGCGGACCATCATCAGCCCGAGCAACAGCGTGTGCTCGGTGAACGACTTGATGAACCCGTGACCACCGAACGAGCTCGTCCCGATCGCCGCCAGGTTCCCCTGAGGGGTCGTAGCGTCCGTCGAAGACGTCTGAGCGATCGGAGAAACCGTCACAGGGCTCGAACCGCCCCCCAAGTACTCCGGACGCTGCAAACGAGCATCAGGGCTCGTCACACCGAAGTGAGCTCGGATCTTCTCGGTGTACCGCGTCCCCCCCCGAGCGTCCCGCTCGAGCAGCTTCTGCAGCTGGAACGCCTGGCGCAGCTCGTTGATCGTCGCCGCGGTCACCGCAGACAAGTCCGCGTACATCGCCGTGGCCACCGACGAACCCGTCGCGCTCACATCCACGAAAGCGCCGTCCGAATCCAGGAGCTGATAACCACCAGCTCCGAAATCCGAATAGATCGACGGAGACGCACCCTGAGCCACGGGAGTGTGAACGATTGCGTTCCCCGTCAACGGCAGAGCCACCGCATCGCCCTTCTGCGGCCAGGGCAGGCACGAGGTGAAGTAGTCGTGACGCTTGCCACGACGCAGGAGAACGTAGTCGTCCGGATCGTCCGGACCATCGTCCCGGTCGACCACGACCGAGTCCTGAATGTTCTGATCCCGGAAGAACTCATTCCAGACCAGATTGTACGCGCGCATATGCAACGAGTTGTGCGCGTACGCCGCACCGATGTGGCTCGCCGTCTGAGGAACCAGACCCATGTAATCGTACAGGGACCCGATCACGTGAGTGTCGGCCTCCGACGTCAGCTGCGGAATCACGAAGTCGATCGACGAATCGGGCTCCGCCTGCTCACCCATGAAACGCTGAAAGTTGTCCCACACCAGGCGGTACGGGATCGCGAAGAAAAACGTATCCAGGTACATGTTGTCCATGATCGGCTTCAGCGGCGTCGCCAACCGAGCGAAACCCTGCATCGACAGCTGGAACGTGTCACCCGGCAACGCCTCGTCGACGTAGAACGGAATGAGGTACCCAGCGTCGAACGTCGTCTTGTACCCGAACGACCGATTGAACTGCGACCGCTGGATCTCGGCCTTCGGGACCTCCGAGAACTTGTGACCCATCACCGTAGGCATCTTCATGAGACGCGCAGCTCCTTGAACTGAACCGCGTTGCCCATCGCCTCAGGGATACACGGCTCCAGCTTACCCGACGACTGATCGAACACACCGATCCGGAACAGCGTGTAGTCTTCCGCGTGCCGGAACATCGGACTCTGCGGATCCTGCACCGAATCGATGAAACTGCGCAACGCGAGACCCTTGGTCTCCGCGAAGAACGGACGCAAGTACGCGTCGGCCTTCGCGTCGAACACCGAAAACGCCATGAGCATCATACAACGTCCCTCCGGTAAAGGTTTAACCGCGCCTCCGTACACACCTCGCGCACCCGCAACCTCTTTGGACTACCCTCAGACAGCCGCCTTCGAGCACGATTTCGACGCGAACTCTTGACAACCGCGAGCTCCCCCTCCGACAGCCTATTGTCGTAATACCGAGGGGGCTTACACGGTCGACCGCGCACGATGACTTCATCATCTGGAAACACCTCCGAACCGAACTTCTCGAACCAACCCGCAGCGATTCCAGGTCGACGACTCATCGTCGCAAACTCGGGCTCCAGCTGGTACATCTCGCCCGTGAACGGATCCACACGAGCGTAATGCTCTGCAGCCTTCTTACCCGTGACCTTCTTGGTCACGTACCGCGCAATATACGCCGCCGACTCGAAATTCAGCGTCCCAATCGTAGCACGGCCGTACGGCCAAAGCCGTTCAAGGTCAGATGACACCCACTGCGTCGCTCCGGACTTCGATGGTTCACACTCGACCTTATCCAAGAAATCCCAACCGAACAGCGCCGCGTGATAATGGGGCCGAAACTCACGATCTCCGTACTCCCCACACTGAAAATAGCGCAGTACGGCCCCGGCCTTCCGCGCACGACGTACAAACCGAGGTACCGCCAGTTTATCCAAACTACCATCGGCGGGTAAATGACCCTCGTCATACGTCAACGTCACCACACAGTTGAGCTCGTGCAACGACGCTTCGTGCATCATACGAACGGCCCACTGTCGCGAACGCTCCAACCGGCAACCGATACAACGACCGCACGGCAACCGTTGCCGAACACCATCCTTCCGATCCTGTTGCCATGGATGGTAGCACGGCACTACAGCCGAATTCCGCCCCGCATCGGGCGATAGGAATTCGCAGGGTGAACACGCTGCGCAGCCCGAGTGAAGACCTTCTTCGAGCGACCACGAGACATAGAGGAACGACGAGCCATGAGAAACCTCACTATCGGAGGTTAGAGGAATGAAAAGTTAGCTCACGCACTTATATAAGCCTACCGGCAGAATAGCAAGATACTAGGAACCGCACGCGCGTAACGCGCACGCGCAAACATAGGACTTGACAGCCAGAGGCAGACATATTATACTACAGGAGTAACCAACTCCATCCCATGAGGGAAAATGAAACTACATGACAGGCTAGACGCCCTACGACTTCTATGGGAAGTCAACGACCTCGTGGTCGTCCAGACAACCGGGAAAGCCCGGACCGACATCCAAGACAGACTCCAGGAGCTCCGACGAATCGTCGAGAGACAACAGAGACAGGGCACACCGCGATGACCATCATCCGACTACTGCTACAGCAGACCCAGGACCTACTAGACATGGCCTGGGACTCCGGAATGCCGGAGGAACAGAGAGACTACATCACCCGCGCCCAACGGAAGATAGCGAGCGTACAAACCGAGCTCGCCCTACAGGCCGAGCTCTTTCAGGAAGAAAAGAGGGAGCCCCCGAAGGAGCTCCCTCAAGACTGATCCCTAACGGGACCAGTCAGCACACTTACAACGAGAGGTAACGTGTGCTAAGCCGGGGGGGTCACCCCCCCCGGCACCGGCGGAACCGGCACCACCGCCGGAATCGGACGCAGGAGACCCGCGTCCTCCAGGACCTTCCGACCCTCAGGGGTCTCCACGCCGTCCAGGAACGCCGCAGGATCGTTCTCGAACGCCTTCCTGACG